AGTCCTGACTCTTTCCACGCATCGGAGTGCGCCTTCTGGGCAGACTTCTCGGGGTCGATGTTTCTTATCAACCCGTCGATCATTAACCGAGATGAGTGCCGCGTAATCTTCGAATGCACTCCTTGGGAACGTAATACGCCATGGCACAACCACTATCTCTCCGCTAAACGAGGCGAGGGACGGCACATGGCTATCTTCCAGCCCTTCTGGGATGGCCTGCTTAATGTGCGTACTCCCGATCCAGACTCTCCGCTGACGAATGAGGAGATACGTCTGCTTGAGCAGTACGCCCCCCTCGGGCTCAGACACGAACACCTCGCCTTTCGTCGTTTTATGATGGAGTCGGACGTAGAGATACGCAGGAAGCCTGAGCTATTTCAGGTCTTCTACCCATTTGACGATGTGACGTGTTGGGTAGCTGCGACGAATGCTGCGATACCAGATCGCATCCTGCAACGGCACCAGGACAAACAACTACTGCAGCCCTGGCAGGCACCGTACAAGGAGTACTACCCGCCTAATCCCGACTCGCGGTACGTGATGGGAGTGGATCCCTCGGGGCACGCAGCCCGTGACCATGCCTCGTTTCATATCCTGGAGGTCTACAATAACTCTTGGCGTCAGGTGGCTACTTTTGCGGATCACATAGATCCGCTGGCATTTACGCGTACCTTTATCGACGCTGCTAAGAAGTACAACAACGCCAAGATTGTCGTGGAGTCAAACGGTGTAGGTCAGGCAAGTCTCTCCCTCCTCCGAGAGTGGGGGTACAACAACATCTTCTACGAAAAGAAGCGCAAGCCGGGGTTCACATCTACCTCGCAATCGCTTGACAAAGCAACAGGTTGGCTCCTGGATGCCCTCATGGATGACCTAATCCTGCACGATGAAGACACTGTCGAGCAGCTTATGTCGTACAAGCACGACAAGAGGGTCGAGGAATCTGCAAGCGGTGAGCTTATGCGTGGTCGCGCAAGCACGAAACGTCGTGAGCGCCACCACTGGGACAAGGTTAGTGCGCTTATTATGGCTGTCGTGGGGGCTCGGACGTTGCCTCAACGACCGCATCCTAGTAGTATTCCCAAAAGTCTGGAAGAGGAGCCTTGGCACCCTCCCGAGACAATCACTCGTGAATGGGCTAATCAGAGATGGCGGCAGATACAAAGCAAAAGGCGCAGAAAGAAGCGCGATCCTTGGTATAGGAAGTAATCTGATATGGCATTAGATCCCAAAACACTCTCTACGATTATCAAAGCGCACGTCAAGCGTGCGGAAGAAGAGCATGAGGATTGGGATAGGCACCGTGCGTTTTATCGCTGCGAAAGATGGGGAGGAACAAACCCCGACAGCGAAGAACTGTTTGTAGAGAACGGTCACCTCTTTGGTTTTGTAGACACAATGACGGCATCGGTTGTACCACCGACTCCGAGGGTGACGGTAAACCCTCGACAGAGCGACGAGAAAGTTCGTCTCGCCGCAAAATATCGAGAAGCGCTTCTAAACTACAGTTTTTACGAAGGCAAGCTGCACCAGACTCTCTGGAAGATGGCTACTAACGCTTCGGTATATCCTCGTTCTGTTGTCAAGACTGTATGGAATCAGCAGAAACAACGACCCGAGTACTTGTCTCTCGATCCTCGCAACTTCTTTTTTGACCTTACAGCAAATCGATGGGAAGACATTCGATATGCCGTAGAAGTTACTGTGCTTACAGCAGCAGAGTTTCAGTCACGGGTAAAGCGCGGAAAGAATAAAAAGCAATACGACCGCATGTACAATCGAGAAGTCGCAAAGTTAGCTGCTTTTGCTAACTACCCGTCGTGGCTGCAGTCCAAGCGGAACACAAACACGACGGCAAATAAGCAAATACGCGAAGTATTTAAGTGGGTGACGGTTTACGAGGTCTGGGATTTTACCACCGACACGTACTACCACATGCTGGATACGGAAGAGACTCCTCTGTATGAAGGCGACCTGCCCTACGTCTTTACGCGAAACCCTTTCTCTCTGCTGACGTTCAACGACAACATCGAGAATATCGGCGGGCTCAGCGACTCTCAGCTTATCGAGAACCCGCTTGGACGCCTGGACGAACTCGACACCTTGGAGCTACGCTTCGCTCAGTCTACGATTCCAGTCACTACTTTGAACGAAGCGTTCGTAGAAGATCCGGAGCGTGCCGCAGACGAGCTACAGAATAAGACATCACCCGGCGACGTGTGGAGAATCCAAGGCAAGGACATGGCGTCTATTGCAGACATCGTAGGTCAGACGCCAACGTCACAGCTATCGCCTAACTTTGCTGCAGTGCGGTCTAAGATTTCAGAAGACATCCTCTTTAGGCTGGGAATGCCGCAGTACATGCGCGGTGGTGCGGGTGCTGCTGACCTTGCGACAGAGCTTGCGCTTATCAACCAAGCACTTCAGACACGTCAAGGCCGACGCATCAAGATGCTTGAGGACGTAATCCAAAACATCGCGCAGAATACTATTGGTCTGTTCGAAGAGTTTTTGGCTGCAGGCGACATCTTGCCCATTCGTCTTGGGCGCGAAGAGTTTCTGGAGGTATCGAGGAACCATCTTCGTGTAAGAGATCCCGACATTGCCGAAGCTGCGATGAAGAAGAACGTGCCTATCGAGGCACCTTTGGCTGTAGATTACGAGGTTATTCCGTTTAATCCTTCAGCTAACTCTAAGTCTGCACAGCTTGCTCGCGTTGTTCAGTTCCTTGAGCTTCTTGTAAATAACCCAATGATCAATCAGCAGAAGCTAATGGTTAAGCTGCTTGAGCTATTGGAACTTGGCGACGAGATGCTGGCGACACCAGAACAAGTCCAAGCCGCATCGCAAGCAGCGCAAGGACCGCCACCCGCTAAGGGCGGCACACCTCAAAACACAGACAATGTAGAGGGAGGCGGGTTGCCTCCTGGAGTCGCTGAGCCAGCGGCTGCAACCCCTGCTATGGGAGCAATGGCAGGTGGTGAAGGACATCCTGCCCCGTTACCAACCTCAATGTGATATTAGTAGATTAGGAGATTTATTATGCCCGTCGATCCCAAAACCGGAAAAAAGCTTCCTTACAACAGCAAGGAAGAAGAGTACATGGCTGCTGCCAAAAACAATATGCCAGCAGAAAACGGTCCTCCCATGGACGGTCCTCCGATGGACGGTCCTCCGATGGACGGTCCTCCGATGGACGGTCCTCCGATGGATGGGCCTCCTCCCGAAGGGGGAGCATCTCTTCCGCCTGTTCAGCTTACGCAAAACGCGCTTTCAGAGCTGAGTAATCCTGCCAACCAAAAGGATCGCGAAGCTCTTATGCAGGCAGGCATTATTGAAGAAGTCGGCGGGGGAGCCCCGATGGACGCACCGATGGGAGCACCCATGGGAGCACCCATGGGAGCACCTCCTGAAGCGCCGATGATGAACGCCTAATGCCGGTTATTGCTGCTAGTTTACTTGCTGCTCTTGGCACTACTGCTGCAGCTGCTGCCCCTGCAGCCGCTGCCGCTGGTGGTGCCGCTGCCGCTGGTGGTGCCGCTGCTGCTGCTAGTACGGCTGCAGCTGCTGTCCCTGCTGCCGCTGCTACCGTCCCTGCTGCCGCTGCTACCGTCCCTGCTGTTTCTAATGTCGCTGCTCCTACCGGCAAGACAATAGCTTCTGGTGCAAAAGGAATCAGTGATGTTGCTAAGGGAGGACAGCTTACAAAAACAGCAGCCTCGGCGCCGGGAAGCGCAAGCCAACTAAGCACTGATTTAGGTACTCTGTACGGTAATCCTGCAGACGCAGCGCAAGGTACTGCGGCTGCAGATATCGGAGCAAAGCAGGGAGGTGCGCCTGTAGAAGGTGTGTTGGAAGGAGCAGAAGGAGCTACACCAGACGCGGGTGCAGGTCAAGAAACAGAAGAACTGTCTCGTATGGATCGACTTCGCAATCGTATTTCACAAGCCTCAGACGCTTATGATCAGGTAACAGAAGAGACAGCAACTACTCCCGTGGAGATTGCTTCTTTTCAAACGCCTTTTCGCTCTGCACAGCTACGAAGACGGTACAACATGCTCTCTGCAGGGAAGACTCCTTATGATGTGGTATGACCACGACTGTCCGAACTGCGGAATCCAAGAAGACGTCCCTCGTCCTTTGGAAGAGTACGACGTTTGTCCTGCGTGCGACTCTAAAGTTCGCATTATCGTAGCTGCCGTACCTACTCACGGGATTGTTTTTTCTAACGCAGAGCACTCACAGCAGCTTGGTCAGACCTTTCACTCCAATGCGGAGAAGCGAAAGTTCTTTAAGGACAATCCCGACATCGTGCCTATCTCTAAGGGCTCGGTCGCAGACAACAACTTGAAGTGGAAGATTGAAAACCGCAGAGAGCAGACGGCTAAGAAGCACGGCTATCGTGATGCGGAAGATCACTACACCCACATGAAGCAGCGAAAGGCGGCAAAGAAAAAGCACGCAACGCCCCCTACATCTAATAGCGCACGTAATTTTACGGTGCCTCCAAAGATTGACAAATCGTCATCAGCCCTGTAGTTTTGAGAGGAAAATAAAATGGCAGGAACAGAGGCAGAAGCGACTCCAGAACAGATGGAGGAAATAAAACATCTTGAAGAGCAACGGACGAGGGAACTAAACATGGCAATGGCAGCCAACGCAAAGAACGAAGTAGAAATGCTTATCCATACAGGAATGGAACAGGGCAAGTCTGCTTCTGAGGTTGTCTCCATGATGGACGCTGCGGGCATGTTTGTTGCTCCAGAGGCTCCTGCCGCTGCTCCTGCTCCTGCTGCTCCTGCTGCTTCTCCTTCGATGCCTGCTCAGATTCCTGCCGCTCCAAGAGCTGCTCCTGCAACACCTGCAGAGCCAGGATTAGCAAGCCGTGAAGACCAATACATGGCTGCTGCACGAAGGAACATGGCTTAATGTCTGAAGATTCTACGACCACCCCCGTCGCTGATGTTTCTGCATCAGCCGTATCTGACACAGCATCGACCCCGGTTGGCGATGTTGCAGGCGAAGTTACGGCTGAAGAAACGCTAAGTGCAGCGGAGTCGTCCAGCCAGTCGGATGGAACACCGACTATCTCAACAGAGAGTGGAAACAAGGAAACAGAACCTGCGAATCAGAACGCTTCCTTTGTCTTCGATTCTTGGAATGGCGAATATGAATCACTCCCGGTGAGGATTCAAGACATCGTCTCTAAGAAGCAGAAAGACCTGGAAGCCGGGTACACACCCAAGTATCAAGAACTTGCATCTCAGCG